TGGCGATGACGGAGGCGCCGCAGTCGAGCGCCTCCGTCATCGCCATCGAACCGGATCAGGTGGCGCTACAGGAGCTGCGCCGCCGTGTGCCAGCGGAGGTCGAGATCCACGAGTGCGCGCTCGGCCCCGAGAATGGCACCGCTCGCCTGGCCGCCGCCTCCGCCTATGGCGACTCCATGAGCCGCATCGCTCAGGATGGCGTCCCCGTGCCCATCCGCACGCTCCCGGAGATCCTCTCCGGCCGGCGCCCCACGATGGCCGTGATGGATGTCGAGGGCTACGAGATGACGCTCCTGCCGGAGCTGGCCCCCTACCTTGTCTCGCTCGGCACTACCCTCGTCGTCGCCCTGCACAATGATCCCGTGCCGCCACGCGAGTGGTTCGCTGGCTACCGCGAGGTCTTCATTCCCAAGACGGCGCGCCGCGGCGGAGGCACGCGCGGCCGCTCGCTGGCAGTGGTGGCGCGGCCATGACCATTTCCCTGTCCGTCGCCATGATGGCTCACCCGAAGCGCGCCGAACAGGTGAAGGCCATCTGCGCGCGGCTCGACCGGGACGTCCCGGTGACCTGGGACGAGAAGGGCAGCCGCTGGGATACCGGCAGGCGCGCGATGCTGGCCTACGATCCGGCCTGCACGCACCACGCCGTCATCCAGGACGACGTCATCCCCTGCCGTGACCTCTTCGCCGGCCTCGAGGTGGCACTCGCCTACGTGCCCGAGAACGTCGCTGTCTGCGGCTATGTGGGGCGCGTGAGGCCGTTCGCCGAGCTGGTGACGCAGGCGGCCCGCAGGGCTCAGCGCCTCAACGCCTCGTGGCTCATGATGCACACCCTGAACTGGGGTCCCCTTATCGCGGTTCCGACCGGGCTCATCCCAGAGATGATCCGGCACTGCGACCGCCTGAAGAACATCCCCAATTATGACCGCCGCCTGTCCCGCTACTTCGAGCTCCAGCGAGGTGTGAAGACGTGGTACACCTGGCCATCCCTTGTAGACCACGCAGACGGCCCGTCGCTCGTTCCAGGCCGTATCGGTACCGACCGCGCCAAGGCCGCTCACTGCCGCGTCGCCCACACCTTCATCGGCGCCGACGCTTCGGCACTTGACGTGGATTGGTCGGGGCGCGCCGTGGACGCCGAGGAGGATCTCACCGACCTCATCACCTTCCACAACCGGGTGACTGGCCTCGTCCTGACGCTGCACCACACCAGCCCGCGGGCGCGTCGCCTGCGCGGCTTGCCCTCCTGGGAGGTGGTCGAGGCATGAGCTTCGTGACCTTTGAAGACTTCACGGTGCGCTACGAGAACACGGTGCCGGCCGCTGACGAAGAGCGCGTCGCGGCGCTCCTCGAGGATGCCTGCGCCATGGCGGCCGACGTCATCGGCAGGACCTACGAGGACGGCTCCGGGAGTGAGGTCCCGCGAGGCATCGTCTCGACGGTCTGCTCGGCAGTACGCCGCGCCTATGACAATCCCACGGGCCTGCAGAGCGAGACGATCGGTGACTACAGCTGGCGCGCGGGCTACACCGGCATCTCTGGGACCGCAAGTGCCGGCCTGTACTTCACCAAGTCAGAGGTCCGCGTCATGCGCCGTTCGGCTGGCAAGTCGGCCGTCGGCTCGATTGAGCTCACGGGACTCTTGCCCGACTCCATCTCTGACGACCAGCTCCTCGACGTGGTCGGCAGTGATGAGCCGGTCCTCTACTTCGCTGAGGAGGACCTGCTGCCGTGAACGAGATACCGAAGCGGCTCCTGCGCGACAGCATCTCAGTCCAGACCTACTCGGGAGACGGCGCCTACGGCCCTGTGCCGTCCGCAGCCGTCACCGTCCTCGGCAAGGTCTCCATGACCCGCCAACTCGTGCGCAACAAGGACGGCGAAGAGGTGGTCTCTGAGATGACCGTCTACGTGCGCCCAAACGATGCCGCGTACTTTCCGCCGGAGTCGCTCGTCACCGCGGACGGGCGCACGAGCAAGGTCATCGCTCTCGCCGTGCAGGGAAGGCCGGGCGAACCCGTCCTCGCCAGGGTGACATGCGGATGAGGGGCAAGCTGACATGGCACGGGGACGAGGTGAAGCGGGCTGCGCGGCGCGGCTCAGTCGACGGCCTGCGCGACCTAGCACAGAGCGTCTTCGACGCCTCGCAGGAACTCGTCCCGGTAGCTCCCGCAGACAGTCGCGGCAGCGGCTATCTCAAGGAAAGCGGCACCGTGGAGCTGGACGAGGTCAAGCTGCGCGCCGTCATCTCCTACAGCTCGCCGCCGCGGCGCAAGGACGGCCGCAGCGCAGGCGGGGCCGGCCTCGCGATCTGGGTGCACGAAAACCTCACTACCCAGCACGCCGAAGGCAAGAGCGCCAAATACCTTGAAGCGCCGCTGAACGAGGCGAAGGCAAGCGGGGCCGTCACCCGCATCGCCGGGCGCGCCCTGCGCAGGGAGCTGAAGTGAGCGGCTTCAAGACAGACCTGCTCACCGGCCTCGCCGTCTATTTTGCGGGCGCAGGCATCGGCGCAACGTGGAACACGACGGGTGCCTACACGGCCCTGCAGACCGGCATCGTGCTCGGCGTCGTGCCGCAGGCGCCGGACCGCGTCATCGCCCTCAGCGCCTACGACGTCTCCGACGACCCGAAGCTCTCCGACTCAGTCATCGGCGTGCAGATCAGGACGCGCTGGAGCGGCTCGGACCCGCGCGGCGTCGATGACCTTGACGACGCGATCTTCAACCTTTTGCACGCCAAGGAGGGCCTCACCCTCTCGACCCACGTGTTCGTCGTGCAGTGCCTACGCAAGTCCGGGACCCCGCTTGGTCAGGACGCAAACCAGCGCTGGTCCCGCTCCGCCAACTACTACGTCACGGTCCATCGACCGTCAGCCAACCGCACCTGAGAAGGGAGCATCATGCCCGCCACCACGAAAGTCCCGCTCGGAGCCTCGACGCTCATCAGCAAGTGGTACCTGGACGTCAACACCGGCACGCATCTCTCTCCGGTGTGGACGGGCGTCTTCGGCATCACGGATTTCAAGCAGGCAATCGACTCCGTGAAGAAGGACGACACGGACCTCGACAGCAACGGATGGTCGAGCCAGACCGTCACGAAGCTGGCCTGGTCGCTGGAACTGAAGGTCTCACGCAAGGTCCAGGCGGATGACTCCGGGCATTACGACGAGGGCCAGGAGGCTCTGCGCGACGTGGCCGACGAACTGGGCCAGGCGAACCGTGTCGAGGTGCGCTGGTACGAGATGCCCGAGGACGGTCCTCGCGTTGAGGCGTATAGCGGTTACGCAGCCGTCGAGTGGAAGCCGGACGGCGGCACGAACGAGGACCTCGACACCGTCTCCGTGACGCTCACCGGCCAGGGCGCCCGCACCTCCATCACGCATCCCGACGACGACGGCTCCTGACAGGGCCGGCCGTGGCCTTCCGTGACCTCGCGGAGTTCCTCTCCGTCGAGCCGCTCGTGCTGCCCGTGGGCGGCAAGGACTACGCCTTCCCAGCCGACCTCTCGGCTAAGACCGTGCTGCGGATGCAGCGGCTCTATGACCAGCAGCGGCGCCTACGCCTGGGTGAGGGGCTGGATGAGGGCGAGGAGCCCGTCTCTGAGGCCGAGCAGGCAGAGATTGACGCCGAGATGTGGGGTTCTTCTCAAGACGAGATGATCGCCGACGGTGTCACTGCGGCGCAGATCGCCGTCGTCGGGCAGACCGTCTACCTCTACCACATCCACGGCAGGGAGGCAGCCGAGCGCTTCTGGAATGCCCAGGGAAAACCGCCAGCCCCGAACCGGAAGGCACGCCGCGCCAAAGCGCAGACGTCCACCCGGTCTCGGGGCTCCCGCGGTGGATCGAACTCCCGAAGAAGCCCCAAGCCGAAGACGGCATCGGCTGGCGAGACGTCCTCGAACACTGGCGATTGATCGAGACCGACATGCAGGAGCGCTATCACATCGACCTCGCCGAGCCCGGCCTTCTGGAGGCCCGCAGTGCGCGCTGGCTGCGGGTGCGCATCGTCGGACTCCTAGATGAGCGGGTCGATTCGCGCCTCGCGCGCGCTCTCGGGAAGGTGGTGAGCTGAGGTGGCGATGAAGGTCGGCGAACTCGTCGCATATCTCACCCTCGACGACTCGCAGTTCAACGCGAAGCTCGACAAGAGCCACCAGAAGCTGGGCGAGGTCGGCAAGACCATGAGTTCCGTGGGCGGCAAGATGTCCGTCGGCCTCACCCTGCCGCTCGTCGGCATCGGCGCCGTCGCGATGAAGACGGCCGCCGACTTCGAGACCAGCATGAACATGGTGCAGGCGGCGACCCAGGCCCCGGCCAGCGAGATGAAGGGCCTCTCGGACCTCGCCCTGAAGATGGGCGCCGATACGGTCTTCAGCTCCGGTGAGGCCGCCGACGCCATGCTGGAGCTCGCGAAGACCGGTTTCAGCCCCGCGCAGATAGAGGCCGGGGCGCTCAAGGCGACCATGGACCTCGCCGCGGCGGGCGGCCTCGAACTCGCCGACTCGGCGACCGCCGTGGGCAACGCCATGAACACCTTCAGCCTCAAGGCACAGGACGCGGCGCAGATCGCCGCGGCATTTGCGGGCGGCGCGAACGCCTCCTCGGCCGACGTCTCAGACCTCACTTTGGCTCTGCAGCAGGTGGGTCCGGGAGCCAAGAACGCCGGCCTCTCCCTGCAGCAGACCGTGGGCGTGCTCGCGGAGTTCGCTGACAGGGGCATCCAAGGGTCCGACGCCGGCACCTCCCTGAAGACCATGCTGACCAACCTCGTGCCCTCGAGCGACAAGGCCGCTACGACCATGGATCGGCTCGGCATCTCCTTCACAAACGCCGACGGCAGCTTCAAGTCGATAAGCGAGATCGCGCAGATCCTGAAGGACCGCATGGGCGGCCTTTCGCAGGAACAGCGCACGCTCGCCATGAACATCATCTTCGGCTCCGACGCGACGCGGGCCGCGACCATCCTCATGGAGGGCGGCTCGCAGGCTGTCGACAAGTACACCAAGGCGACCAGCGACCAGGCTGCCGCAACCGACATGGCCAAGGCCCGGATGAAGGGTTTGGGCGGCGCGCTTGAAAACGCCAAGGGTTCGGTCGAATCGCTGGGCATCACCATGGGCGAGGTCGCGGCGCCAGCCATCGAGAAGGTCGCGGGCGGCGTGCAGTGGCTCGCCAACGCACTGGCCGGTCTGCCC